TAATCATTCATCCTTTTGCAATGCCTCAATGATACGAACAGCTTTTTCAACATCTTCTTTTGTAGCACCTTTTGCAAGACTGAACAGCATACGCATTTCACTTCTGTTTTTAAGTTCTTCAAGGTATTCCTGAAGTTCTGAATTAAGTTCAGCAGAAGTTTTTGAATCAGTAAGTGTGTTCATATCAACATTAAAATAGTCGGCAATAGCCTCTAATGTTTCGAGGTTAGGTTCTCTTGTGCCATTTTCATACATACTGATAGCACTTTTAGAACAACCTAATTTCTTAGCGAGTTCTTCTTGATTTAGGCTTGCATTTAACCTTAATTGTCTGAGTACATCGGAGAACATAAAATCACTCCTTGTGAAATTTTCTTTACTACATAATAACACGAACTGTGAAATAAATCAAGAAAAATTTTTCACAAAATGTGTTGACAAACATAAATTCTTGTGATAACATAATGGTACACGATATGTGAACTTAACAAGGAGGTGATTAAAAATGAACGCTTCTGTAATAGGCAAGAAAATCAAGACCTTGAGAGAAAGCAAGAATATCTCAAGAGAAGATTTTGCAAATGCAGTAAAAATCAGCTTATCCGCATTATCAATGTATGAAACAGGTCAGAGAATTCCTCGTGATGAGGTTAAGTTGAGAATAGCGAGATTTCTCAATACTACAATTGAGGAACTTTTTTTTACAAATTAAGTACACGGTTCGTGAACTTAATAAAAATCTTGCAATCAACACCCACACAATCAATAATACCACAATTACAGTCCCATTTAACGGACTTTGCCGAACAGCAGAAAACAGCGTAGGAATGGAGTGATATAGTGGAAATAACAGTAAAAGGTACATCAAAAGAAATTGCTGACCTTGTATTGCAAGTACAAAGTCAGCAAACAAAAGTAACATCAGTTAATATTTCCAATAGTAACGCCGATAATTTGGTCATAGAATACAACCATAAAAGGCATATGAGTAATTGTATTGGACGATGTTGACCTTATTTTTACATCTTTTAAGATTATGTAACCATCATTACCAACAATTACAGGTTCAGAATCTGTAGAAGAAATATTTTTAAAGTATTCTTCTTTAGTATTATCGCAAATCTTATAGAAAACACTGCACAAAGATTTTTCATCGTCTATTTCCTGCTCAGACGGCACTTTACCTGAAATGATTCCGGCAGAAGTTGTTAATATCAAGTTGTTTTCTTCTAAACCTTCGACTTCCGGGATACAAGACATAGCTATTATTAAACTTTTCTTAAGTGATGAATGATTCATATTAATTTCACCTCGCTTTCTGTATATAGTTAGTGAATTGGGGTTCACCACTAAATATAGTATAACACAAAAGGACTGTGAAATCAATGCACATCAATGAATTTGCTGAAATATTGCTCAAAAGCAGAAAACAGAAAGGTCTTTCGCAAAGTGAGCTTGCTAAGAAATCGGGCTTTACTAAAAGAGCTATTCAGTATTGGGAGAAAGGAAAGAAGAGTATTTCTCTTGAAAATGCCGACAGGCTCTTAACGGCTTTAGGTGTAGAAATCAAGATAGGTAAAACAGAAAGCAGGTGATAACAATGCAGATAACAGGCACACCCGATGAAATCGCAGAATTTATGAATCTGCTGAAAAGCGATTACAGAGGTGACTGCACAATTGAAACTGATATTAACGGCAACACAATCTATCATTATCATTTTCCAAAATCAGATGATGAGTAATATTTATTTTTAGGAGGAGTTTATATGTCAGACAGATTGATTGTACCAATCGTAAAGCCGTTGACGCCTAAAGAGGGCAACACAATCAGAGCGGTTGTCGATAATGACACGCTCAAGGAGCTTAACGAGATTTCGGACAAGACAGGAATTTACATCTCACAGCTTGCGAGAATGTGCATTGAGTTTGCCCTTCCGAGAATTGAAATTCAGGAAGGCGTCAAGGTTGAAAAAGTAAAGTAAGGAGGTGTACATATGCCGAGAGAAAAGCCATTATTTCGCAGAAATCTTGAAAGGCTTGACGAAAAATTTCCTGGCAAAGAATTGTTGAGTTACGATGAAGTAGCAACATATTTGCAAAAAAGCAAGAAAACCGTTTCAAGGATTTTCGGCGAAAGAAAAACAGGAAACAGTATTTCAAAAGCCAGAGTAGCAGACTTTTTAAGTTAAAGGAGCATTGAAAAATGGCATTTAAAGATTTCAGAACACGCAGGTCATTGCGTTTAGAACTCGAAAATCGAATCGAAACAATTGACCGACGCAACAAGACTATTGAAGAACTTACAGCTAAATGTAACGCTCTGAACAGTAACAACGAACTTTGGAAAAAGAAAGCAAACACCTGTGAAAGGGTTATAAACGAACTTACCCTTGAAAACGCAGAGCTTATCCGCAAGCTCAAAGCCTATGAATCATCAGAACCCGAAATAATCGGTTTTGAATGTGTGGGGGTGAAGAAATGAAAGAAAATGTTTTTGAACGAATGGAAAGAATTGACGGACAGAGAAAAATCTCTGATTTCATTGTTAAACAAAAACAGGATTATGAATTTAAAGTTAAGTATGCAACTATCAGAGCGAGAGAATTTGCCGAAGAATGCGATAAACGAGAATTAAACTATCACGTTTCGGTCGGCGGTCTTGATAGCATTACATTATTTATCTTTTTAAAGTCAATCGGAATCCGTGCCCCGGGAATCAGCGTTTCTTACCTTGAAGATTCAACCATTCAAAAAATACATAAAGAGCTCGGAATTGAAAGGTTAAAGCCATCAGTTCGGTATGTTGACAGTGCAGGAAAAGAACACCGCTGGACTAAACAGGATATAATTCAGGAGTTTGGATTTCCTGTCTTATCAAAAGAAATTGCCGCCAAGATTGAATTACTTGCAAATCCGACCGAAAAAAACAAAACTGTTCGACATGCTATTGTGACAGGCGAAACAGGAGCCTATGGCGGTTATCAAAAAAACAGTCGTATGAAAATGTCGCAAAAGTGGCTTGAAAAGTTCGGCGGTTATGCGAATGATGAAGAGGGTATAAATTACCAAATTCCAAATTTCAAAGTGTCATCAAAATGCTGTTATTATCTAAAAGAAAAGCCTTGTGACACTTGGGCAAAAGAACATAACAGCGTGCCTTATCTTGGCTTGATGGCTTCCGAAGGCGGAAGAAGAGCTAAATCTTTAATGATAAATGGTTGTAATTATTTCGGTAAATCTACAATCAGATCAGCACCGTTTGCGATTTTTAACAGACAGGACATTTTGCAACTTGCTCTTGATTTAAATGTTCCTGTTCCCGAAATATACGGAAAAATCGAGAGGCAAGAAGATGGTACTTTGTACACAACCAAAGCTCAAAGAACAGGTTGCTCGATGTGCGGATTTGGCTTGCACCTAGAAAAGCGTCCTCATAGATTTGACTTACTCAAAGAGCAAAATCCTAAAGAGTGGGAGTATTGGATGTATAACTGCTGCACAGATGATAAAACAGGCGAAAGATACGGCTGGGCAAGGGTGTTGGATTATATCAATGTTAAATATTAATTGCAATTGCAAAGAAAAATCCGCTGAAGCTCTGCAAAGCCTCAACGGATAGCAAGGATATAAACAATATAACCACTTTGATTATATCCTTTATCGATTAAAAAATCAAGAAGGAAGGTTGAAAAAATGGAATTTTGGTGCAGAAATTGCAACAACGAATGGGCTGATGATGAACAGCCTAAGGAGTGCCCGAAGTGCCACGACTGGCAATTTGAAGAACTTTACACTTGTGAAGACTGCGGGCGAAAAGAAGTTCTTGAAGACTTTGATTTTGGAAGATTATTCGACGGTAAATGTTATGACTGCTTTAAGAAAAGCGTAGCAAACTCTGACGTCAACGCTTTCGTGATTTGGTATGTCTATTGCTACAACCGCAACGAGAGTGAAGCGTTTGAAGCTAAAGACCTTATTATTCAAGAAGCCTTTAACTTTGAATTTCGCAGAGAAAGCAACAAGCCGGAACACAAAGTGTTGATAATAAGCTTATTTGATTATCTTGTAAACAATGTATTTGATTCTAAATCTCTTCCGAGCGAATGTGAATTGAAAATAATTCAAAATGTTCGAGATTGGGTGTTCGATGATATGGATTTCTTCTACGATTGGTGGTGCTTAAGAAATGGCAAAAGCAAAAGCTCCGTGTTATGGATGTCAGACGAGAAGTGAACGCTGTCACAGCGGCTGCGAAAAATACCTCGAATATAAATCCGAGTGCGATAATCGCCGAGCCGAACGCTCTAAGAATTACGATTTTAACGACTATATCTGCCACAAGATAGATCTGAATGCAAGGGGGCAAAAGTAATGTCACAGGAGTTTCCAAACGGTGTTTCATACTTCACAGACGGCGAGATTTCGCTCACAGTCCATTTTCCCGAAGATAAAGTGAAATGTCACTACTGCCCGTTTTGTCGCTCAGAAAGCGATTTAAACCGCTACTGGTGCAGGCTGACAAACAGAATGATTTACAACCCGTACATACTCGGATTGCCCGACGGCTGTCCGATACAAATTAGCGAAAGGAAATAATTATGGGAATACCCGTTATGGTTCTCGGCAGAAGCGGAAGCGGAAAATCCGCAAGCCTGAGAAATTTCAAAGCTGACGAAATCAGCGTTATAAATGTAGCGAATAAGCCGTTGCCGTTTCGCACAAGCATAAAACCGTTCAATCTTAACCGAGAGGCGACCAAGAGGGGCGTGTCACGATACGCACTTGCACAGCAGATGTTGCTGAGGTGTTCGGCAAAGTCAATTGTGATTGACGACAGCCAGTATCTTATGGCATTTGATAGTTTTGACAGGGCAAAAGATGTCGGCTACGGTAAGTTTACCGACATCGCCCTTAATTTTGAGAAGCTGATTGAATTTGTATCGAACAATCTTCCTGACGATAAAATCGTCTATTTTTTACATCATTGTGAAAGCAACGATATGGGTGAAATCAAGGCTAAAACAATCGGCAAAATGCTTGACAATCAGCTGACCGTTGAGGGCTTGTTTTCGATAGTTCTTTACTGCACAACTGACGGCAAGAGCCACAGGTTCATCACGCAGTCGGACGGCAAAACATCGGCAAAGTCGCCTATGGAAATGTTTGCAACAAATGAAATCGACAATGACCTTAAAGCGGTCGATAGAGAAATCAGAAACTACTACAACATGGAGGTAATTAACGATGAAAAAAATTAACAATTGGGATAAACAGCAGGCAGTAACACAGAGAGAACAGCTCCCTGTAGGCGGTTATGTAGCCAAAATTATGGGTGCAGAGGAAAAGCAGTACGGCTTTGGCAATATGCTTTGGGTGAGTATTGACATTGCCGAGGGCGAGTATGCAAACTACTATGCCGAGGACTACCGCAGTCAGGACAGAGAGGACAAAAAGTGGCACGGCGTTGTAAGGCTTTTTGTTCCCAAAGATGACGGAAGTGAAAAGGACGAGTGGACAAAGAAATCGTTCAAGAGCTTTACAAATGCAGTTGAAGACAGCAACAGCGGCTATGCTTGGGATTGGGACGAAACCAAACTTAAAGGCAAGGAAATCGGCGTGCTTGTCCGCAATGAAGAATGGGAAAACACCGAAACAGGCAAGTCGGGTTGGAAGACACAGCCGTTTATGTTCATCGCTTCAGATGACGCAAGGCAGGGCAATTATTCAGAACCAAAGGACAAGCCTCTCAAGAACAGACAGACTGCTCCTGCTCAGCCTGCAAATCAGGGCTTTGCCGATATGCCCCTTGACGATGATTTGCCGTTCATTTAACAAATGAATCCGTTTGAAGTAAGCAGCGCGTTAAAAAACTTGACGCTCATAGTTGACACGCGAGAGCAGGACACCGACAGACTTCGCAGAAGAATAAGACAGACAGGACTTTCGTTTGTCCGGCAAAAACTTGACTTTGGCGACTATTCGGCAAAAACAACCCTCGACAACGGCACGGAGTTTGACATTTCAGGCTCTGTGTCGATTGAACGGAAGATGAATCTTGATGAACTCTGTGCCTGTTACTGCAAGGGCAGAAAACGCTTTACAAGGGAGTTTGAGCGGGCAAAATTGGCAGGTGCGAAAGTTTATCTGCTCATTGAAAACGCAAACTGGGAAAAAGCCTATAATGGCAGTTACAGAAGTAAGATGTCTCCGCAAGCATTAACTGCAAGTTTATTTGCTTGGCTCGCAAGGTACAATTGTCAAATAATCTTCTGCAAGGAAGAAACAAGTGGAAAAATCATCAGAGAAATTCTGTACAGAGAAATGAAGGAGCGGTTGGAAAGTGAATGAATTTACATACAACGAAACCTTTGTTAAAGTCTATCGAAGTATGCTTGATTGGTGCTGGCATAAAGACCCAAACACATTCTCTTTGTTTGTCCATCTCATTTTGGCTGCTAACATCAAACCAAAAAAGTGGAAAGATATTGTTGTTGAAAGGGGTCAAATTGTGACCTCAATATCTAAGCTAAGTGAGCTAACGGGGCTTACATTAAAGCAAACCCGAACAGCATTAAACCACTTAAAAGGGACAAAGGAAGTGGCAATCAAAACAACCCCGAAATACTCGATTATTACTATAAATAATTATGAAAAATTTCAACAAGGGTCAAAGTATTCGGCAAACAAAGGGCATAGTGAGGGCAAAGTAAGGGCAAACAAAGGGCAACAACTAAAGAATAGTAAGAATGTAAGAAAGAAAGAAAGGGAGAGTATCCCCTCTTTTTCAGATGTTGAACAGTTTGTCCGTACTGAAAATCTGAATGTTGACGCAAAGAAGTTTTTTGATTATTACGAAAAGCGAAAATGGCAGATAACTGATAAGCCAATTGATGATTGGAAATCGTTGGTAAGAACTTGGTCAAAGAATGAACATAAGACATATGCCTCGGGAGCATACGACGGAGTGCCGACAATAAGTCGTGAGGAATTTCTCCGGCTTAAAAAGGAGGCTGAAGAAAATGACGAATGGGATTGAGTATCAGAAAGCCGTTCTCGGTCTGATTTTTCAGTATGAGGATGAGTTAAGCGATAAAATGCTGTTGCTCTCTGGCGATGATTTTGAAAGCGTCTTTGCAGGCGTTTTTGAGGTTATGAACGAGGTCTATAAATCCTACGGCAGAATTGATAAAATCAAGGTGCTGTCAAATCTTGATGAGAACGGCAAACGGCTCTTGCTTGAATGTTGTGAATCAGCAGTTGCTCCGTCAATGATTAACGACTACATAGACTGTCTTAAAGAATGGGCGAGCAAAAAACGCCTTAAAGACAACCTCGGTAGGCTGATTTTTTCGGACGATGTGACAATTGGAAATGTTCAACAAGCAATTGAAGATGAGCAAAGCCGAATACAAATCGGCACTACCGAACAGCAGGCTAAGGAAAATGCCAACAAATTTCTCGATTCACTGCTCAGAAAAAAACAGTTAATCAAAACGGGCTTTGCAGATATTGATGTTGTTGCAAACGGACTTGAACGGGGGACTTTCGCAATTGTGGGCGCAAGACCGTCAACAGGTAAGACTTCATTCGCTCTTAACATTGTCCGCAACCAGTTCAGACGAAAAATCCGCTCACTGGTTTTCAGCCTTGAAATGACCGCCGAAATGGTCTTTGAACGAATGATGTCCGATATGCTCAACATTGATTATTCGGACTTTGCCAAACAGCGGAATCTTGCCGACAGAGCTGTTGAGATTGAGAACCAAATCAATGCAATGCGTGACTATGTTTTTGTGCTTGATGATGTCTATAACATCGAAAATATCTGCTCAAAAATTGTCGAGGTCAAGCCCGATGTTGTCGTTATCGACTTTATTCAGATTGTGCAGTCGGTGAAAAGTTTTGCAGATGACCGAGTAAAAATTAACTACATTTCTGCCGAGCTTAAAAGGGTTGCCAAAAAGACGGGTTGCGTAATTATCGCTCTATCGCAGATGACACGAGAGGGGAAAAATGCCCCCACAATGTCCGATCTCAGAGAGTCGGGAGCGTTGGAGCAGGACGGCGACTACATCTTTATTCTGCACAGACCGTATGTGCTTGACAAGGCGAACAATGACCCTGCCCAAACAGAAGTGTTGCTTGACAAAAACAAGTTCGGCTGGACGGGCAGAATCAGTTTTGTGTTTGACGGAAATCATCAGAGGTTCACGGGAATAAATGAAAATTACTGATTTTTATAAAAACAAAAAGCAATGCGGAATATGCAGAAATTTGTACGGAAGTTTGCAGATTCAGCGGTGCAAATGTGCAGCGGTAAATGAACGATTCGGGGCATATATCTGCGTTTACTGCTGTAAGCACTGCAAGTATTGTAAGCCCGTAAACACAGGCTTTGTCTGTGAATTTGAAAGGAGAGAAAGCATTGAAAGCGAGAATACCACCTAAGATTCCGAAACAGCTCAAACAGGAAGCTGAACGGATTGCGAAAAATGCGTATGAGCAAATCCGAGAAAAAGAAAACAAAGACATCACGCGCAGAGTATTTAAAACAATGCTGTATGCCTTGCACAAGGATTTCGGCTTTGGTCGTGACAGATGTGCGAAAGCTTTGAGGTCGATGACCGAGATAATTGAACACTCCGACACTGACGAAGTGTTTTGGGAGCATATCGACAGGGTTGTCATCGACAAGCTGAAACTTGAATTTGACAAACGAGATTACACCGACAACGGAAAAGTTGTTAATTTTGAAGGAGACGAAGAAAATGATTGATTGTTCAAACACAAAGGAATACTTTACTGAAAAAGCAAGGATGTCGGAAACAACAAAATCCGGAGTATGCAAAGTGGAATGTGCAAAATGTCCCTTAGGTAGTCGCAACAACCATGTAGGAGAATGCTGTATAGATTTTGAAATGCTTTATCCTCAAGCAGCAATTTCAATTGTACAGCAGTGGAGCAATGCAAATTCGCAGAGGACTTACCTGACCGAATTCCTGAAACATTATCCGAATACTTTGCTTGACGATGACGGAACACCCAAAGGTGTATGTCTGTATGCTTTAGGACTGATAAACAAAGATGATTGTGACAATAATTGCGTTAAGTGCTGGACTCAGCCTATTCCTATTAAGGACGGTGAAAGTAAATGAGGAAGTATGAAGCAGTTTGTAGTTCCGATGTGCTTGATGAACTTTTAAACGGTGAAAGAATCTTATTGATTGACAGAGCAACAGAAAGTATTGACAGTCTAGACGAAATAAGCACAAGAGATTTAGCGATTGCAATAAAAGCTGAAGCTTGAAAGTGAGGTAGAAGAATGAAAGATATTAAAAACATTACCGTTAATTACGATAACGACAACACAAAAGTTGTTGAAAAGGGACTTGTTATTGATTTTGGTAAACTTGATAACGATGAGGGCGATGTTTGCTTTAATATGTGTAACATCAAAGGTAAGGATTTGCATTTGATTGTAAACGCTGTTGTTGCGTTGGCGCAGGAACTTGGTATGCTTGACGAGGAGGAGCGTGATACGGATTGACGGTTAAAGATTATTTATATTCGGTCAGGGTTTCGGATAAGCTGATCAGAACGAAAGAACACGAGCTGTCGAAACTTAGGCTGAATATTGCACAGGTATCAGTTAAGCAGAACGAGCCTGTTAAGACATCAGGAGTGAATGACCCTATGCGGATTGTTGACAGGATTGCAGACCTGCAGACTGAAATCAATCGGGAAATCGACAATCTTGTGCGGTTGAAAACTGAAATCCGCAGTAAAATCAATGCACTTGACGATTACCGTTACATTGCAATTTTGACCGAGTATTACATAAATTGTCAGAGGTGGGAGGATATTGCCGAGAGTATGGAAATGAGCGTAAGGCATACCCTGAGATTGCACGGCGAAGCGTTACAGGCGTTCCGAAAAAAGTTCGATTTCTCGTAAAATTATTTTGAAATGTCATTGAATGTCACCCTTACCCTGCGTATAATGGTATTATGAAAGTTTGACAAACAGGACATATAAAAAACTCTCTTAAGATAAAAAATCGCACAGACCGCTCTCGTTTGAGGGCGGTTTTGTGTTAGCGTGAAAGGCGGTGTTGTATTATGGCTATGCTAACAGCTAAGCAACAAAGATTTTGCGATGAATATTTAGTTGACCTTAATGCAACACAAGCCGCAATAAGGGCAGGATATTCAAAAAAGAACGCAAATAATATAGCAAGTGAAAACTTGGCAAAACCCAACATAAGGAAATATATAGACAAAAGATTATCTGAAAAAGAATCAAAACTAATTGCTCAGCAAGATGAGGTTCTGAAATACCTTACTGCAGTTATGAGACGTGAAAAGAAAGAAAGCGTTGTTGTAACAGTCAGTCAGGAAGAGTCAACATACAAACCTGATGAAAATGGTACAATACGAAAACATACAATTAAAAGCGAAGTGCCGGAGATAGTAACGATACCAACAAGAATATCCGACGCAAACAAAGCGGCCGAGTTGTTAGGTAAAGTATATAGCCTTTTCAAGGATAAACTTAATGTTGACGCAAAGGTTGAGCAGTCCGAAAAGCTCTCTGATGTGTTCAGACAGTTAGGCGGTGAGGGCTTGAGTGAGTAGCTTTCCTTTGTCGCAAAAATACATTGACTTCATCAACACAACGAATGTGTCAGCTGAATTTCTTGAAGGCACGACAGCCTCGGGAAAAACAACAGTCGGGGCAGGCGTAAAGTTTATGCGAATGGTGTCGCAGTCGCCGAAGAAGCTTCACGCGATTGCCGCCAAAACTACGGGCAAGGCTGAGGAAACTATAATCCAACAGGACAACGGTATTCTCGACTTGCACCGCAACGCTGTCTATTGTGGCAACGGCGACAAGGATTACAAGCTCCCGCATATCAAGTTTGAGGGCAAAATCATCTATATTCTCGGTTACAGCAGTCGGGATAAGTGGGAAATGGTTCTCGGTGCGCAGTTTGGGTGCGTTTATATTGACGAAATCAACACCGCCGATATCGAGTTTATCCGAGAGATGTCAACCCGTAATGACTATATGCTTGCAACGCTGAATCCCGATGATCCGAGCCTGCCTGTGTATAAGGAGTTTGTCAACCGCTCCCGTCCTTTTAAAAAATATGAAAACGATGTTCCTCCCGAGATTACGGCGGAGCTTACCGAAGAACCTGTACCGAATTGGCGGTATTGGTTCTTTTCTTTTGCCGACAATTTAAGTCTTACACCCGAACAGATTGAAAAGAAAAAGAACTCTGCACCGAAAGGTACAAAGCTCTATAAAAATAAAATCTTAGGTTTGCGAGGCAGAGCAACAGGTCTTGTGTTCCCGAATTTTGAGAGGGCAAGACATATCAAATCAAAAGAGTGGGCAGAAAAGTTTTTGAACTGTAACCGCAAGTCGGAACACTTTGTTCAGTTCACCGCAGGTCTTGATACCGCCTATTCGCAGAAGTCGCCTGACACTATCGCAATGACATTTTACGGCATTACCAATCACGGCAAGTGTGTTCAGCTTGATGAAAGAGTTTATAACAACGCTGAAATGCAAACACCTATTGCCCCGAGTGACACGGTGAAGAATTTTATTGATTTTCTTGACCGCAACCGTGATGAATGGGGCTTTGCACGCACGGCTTTTATTGACAGCGCCGACCAAGCGACTATTACCGAATTTCAAAAGTATAAGCGACAGCACGGCTGTGTCTATGACTTTGCAAATGCATGGAAGAAAACGAAGATTATCGACCGAATCAATCTTGTACTCGGCTGGCTTGCCACCGACTGTTATTTTGTGCTTGAACATTGTAAAAACACGATTGCCGAGTTTGAAATTTACAGCTGGCGAGAGGATAAAGACAACACACCCGAGGACGGTCACGACCATTGCATTAACAGCGGTCAATATGCGTGGCTGCCGTTTAAAAATATTATTGGAAGTGAAATAAATGGGGCTGATTAACAGAATGGCTGAATCTATCAGATCGGGAATTAAAAACTTTTTGCAGATTACTCCTGCAAGCGACAAAACAATTACCGTTACCGAAACAAGCAATCATCTGACCGAGTGCTTTATCAATCGCATTTGGTATTGGGGCAACAGCAGACAGCTTGCGGAGCTGTACAGGCAGATTGATACAAACAAAACTATGTTTTGGGCGGCAAAAAGCACAAAGGGGCTTGAAATCCGTAAAATACACACGGGCTTGCCGGCACTCATCTGCGAAACGCTTGTGAATATCGTAATTGCCGACTACAACGGCACAGATGTTACAAGTAAAAATTCAACCGCTTATGCAGAGCGTTGGGAAGACATTGAAAAGCAGAACAAGCTATCCGACACGGTTAAGCAAATGCTCCGTGACCTATGTGTTGTCGGTGACGGTGCTTTTAAGGTCAGCTTTGACACGGCTGTATCAGATGTTCCGATTGTTGAATGGTATCCTGCCGAAAACATCGACTTTACATATGTGCGCGGCAGAATCCGAGAGGTTAAGTTTTACACCGATTACACGCAAAAACACCGCCGTTACCGTTTTGAAGAAACATACGGTTACGGCTATATTCACTATGCTTTGTACGATGACAACGGCAAAGAGATTGACCTGCACACGGTTGACGCTCTTTCGTGGATTGATTCAAAGGGCGTTACATTTGACGAATCATATATGTGGGCTGTACCTGTCCTTTACGGCAAATCGTGCCACAATGGCAGAGGTGCGGGCATTATCGGCATAAAAACAGACGCTTTCGACAGCCTTGATGAAGTGTGGTCACAGTGGATGGACGCACTCAGAGCCTGCCGAACAAAGCAGTACGTGCCTGATTGCCTTGTTCCGAGAAATCCCGAAACCTGTCAGCCGATATCGCCAAATCCGTTTGACAACCGATTTATCACCGTGGGCAACGATATGTCTGAAAACGGCAACGGCAACAGGATTTACACCGAAAGTCCGCAGATTCAGCACGAAAGCTATTTGAGTTCATACATTACTGCCCTCGACCTCTGCTTACAGGGCATTATATCGCCGTCAACTCTCGGCATTGATACGAAGAAGCTTGATAATGCAGACGCTCAGCGTGAAAAGGAAAAGACAACCCTTTACACAAGGCAGAACCTTGTGTAAATTACGCAGAACGCACTTCAAAGCCTTGTTGCAGTTGTACTCAATGCAGACGGTGAACTCAACGGCAAGGGTATTGTTGAGGGCTTGGAAGTATCCGTAAACTTCGGCGAATATGCAAATCCGAGCTTTGAAAGTCAGGTTGAAACCGTGTCAAAAGCAAGACAGGGCGGTTTGATGTCAGTTGAAACCTCGGTTGACGAGCTTTACGGCGACAGCAAGTCGGAGGATTGGAAAGCCGAAGAGGTGCAGAGAATTAAGAAAGAACAGGGTATTGCAGGCGAAGAAGAAAAATCGGAGCTTGACGATGTGGACCTTACCGACACAGAAGAACCTGACAATAACGCAGACGATGAAGAAAATGCGGAAAATAATGCAGAAAAAACCGAAAGCAATCCCGAACAGAACGATACACAGGTAAACAATGAGTGATTACAATATCAGAGAAGCCTTTGAAAAAATCGAAGATGAACTAATATCATCAATGATAAGAAATTTTAAAAATCATAGAGTTGAAGAAGATAAAAATAATTTTTGCTGGACACAATGGCAGGCTGAACAGCTCAAAAGTCTTGAAGAGTACCGTAAGCACAACGCAAAGAAATTCGGCAAGCGTTTCAAAACCATTAACAGCAAGGTTGAAGAGATGATTCGCACCGCCAAAGCTGACGGAAATGCAAGTCAGGAGGCAGAAATTCTTGAAGCTGTCAAGGACGGTTTCAAATCCCCGAAAAAGCCGTCAGCACACAGCACAGCCGAGTTTTTTAAGGTGAATGACCGTAAACTTGACGCACTTATAAAATCGACCACAGACGATTTAAAGAGGGCAGAAACGGCGGTTTTGCGTATGAGCAACGACAAGTACCGCAAGGCGATTTTTAACGCACAGGTTGCAATGAACACGGGTGCGGTTACATACGAAAAAGCCGTTGATATAGCTTGCAAAGATATGCTCAACGCAGGTCTTAATTGTGTGGAATACAAGAACGGTGCAAGGCACATGCTCTCGGATTATGCGGACATGGCGGTTAAAACGGCCAACAAAAGAGCCTATCTGCGTGGTGAGGGCGAAAAGCGAGCCGAATGGGGAGTATCCCTCGTTGTTGTGAACTCAAGACAGGGCGGTTGCCCCGATTGTGCAAAATATATCGGCAAGGTGTTTATTGACGATGTTTATTCAAACGGCAAAAAGTCAGACGGAAACTATCCGCTTCTCTCAACCGCAATCAAGAACGGTTTGTTTCATCCGAGATGTAAGGACAGCACAAGTACATATTACGAGGAAATAACGACACTCGAACCTGTCACCCCCGAAGAAGAGGCAGAAATGGACCGTAGAGAACGGCTTGAAGAAAAACAGCAGTACGCAGAACGGCAGGCAGAACGCTTTGACCGCCGAGCCGAATACAGCCTTGACGAGGACAATAAACGAATAGCCCAAACCCGAGCCGATGAGTGGCACGATAGGGCTGATATGCTTGAAGAAAAGGTGAAAAAAGCAGGGAATGTCAATAAGGTTTCAAGTGAATCTGTTGCAAAATCTCAAAAAACTGTTATAATAAAATCAGAGGATGTGGGTAACTTGGAACAAGCGAAAAAGCGTGACCATAAGATTTTTATTACTGATACAGCTATTGAAAAGGTGAGTTTGGTTAAGCCAAGTGATTTTTCATACAGTCAGGCTTCTCTGATGAAATCGAAACACAAAGAATTATTGAATGTTGCCAAAAAACAAAACAACAGTAATGAGGTTCTTTTTATTGAAAATTTGGATTTTAATAATGAAGTGCGAATTTCAGGAAATGAATTTGTTGTTTCTCCGGGAAAAAATCCGTTTGCTGTTTCTGTTATCGCTCACGCCGAAAGGCAATCGCTTATTTACCTGCATAATCATCCAAGTACAAATACTTTTTCTGTTGGTGACATAGATACTTTTGTGTGTGAGAAAGCTATAAAAGCAATATCTGTGGTAACAAATCAGGGAGAAGTGTATATTTTAAATAAACTTGACAATTATAGTTTTAATAACACAAGAAAACTTTTAAACGAGATTTATCAATCGTATCCGAATGGTGATATTGATGACAGGGATTTTGTGAAAAAGTTTTTGAAGCGTTGTTATGAAGGAGGCATTGAGTATGCAAAATCAAAATAAATCTGTTATGAATATTGACGACAGGGACAGAGGAAGAAAAGGCATAGAAGAAATGCTTGCGAGAATGTCAAAAATGACTGATATGCCCGACAATCCCAAACAAAACAAAACACAAAGAGAAACAGCATAAATCTTAACCGCTCCGTAAAAAGGGCGGTTTTGTTGTATCTTTAACTTGCCAAGAATAGCCTAAGAGCAAGAAAAACGGCTTGTTTTCGGACTTTTTAACTTGTCTGTAACTTGCCAAGACAAAACTTAACACATCAAATCAGCACTTTGAGAAATCAGAGTGCTTTTTTATTGCATTTAAACCCGTCGATTTCGACCGGTTTAGAAAGGTGGTGACAGAATGAAAATCAGAGTAACAACAGCATTTAATGACAGGCAGAACGGCTATGTAACCCGACCTGTGAATGAAGTTTTTGAATGTTCCGAGCAGAGAGCAAAGGAACTCATTGACGGCGGTTTTGCAGAAGAGGTCAAGTCTGACGCTCCCAAAAAGCCGAGAGCCAAAGCAGTTAAAACAGAAAAAACAGAAAAAGCGGATTAAGCACTTTACGAATATGTAAGGTGCTTTTTTATTGTCCGAAGACATTAAACTACGGGAGACACCGTGCAAAACTGAAACAGAGAGACACTCTATAAACTGATTACGGGAGACACCCGAAAAACTGAAAGGATATGAAAAAATGGCAGAACCAAATCCAACACCAACCCCCAATGAACCGACACCTGCACCGCAGGGAACACCGCAGGGAAACGCTCCTGTCTTTGATTACGACAAGCTCGCAAGCCTTATTACAGGCAAACAAAGCGTGACAGAGGACACCGTGTTGAAGTCTTATTTTAAGGAGCAGGGATTGTCAGCCGATGAGATGAAAGAGGCTATCGGTGCTTTTAAAAAGCAGAAAGCCAAGAACACTCCCGACTTTGCAAAAATGCAGTCGGAAGTTGAATCTGCAAACAACGCAAAGCTTATGGCAGAAGTCAACCAGTCGGCAACCCTCGAAGCCGTAAAACAGGGCGTTGACGTTGCAACCGTTCCGTATGTGCTTAAAATTGCAGACTTTTCAAAAGCTGTGACAGACGGCAAGGTCAATGCGGAAAAGCTGACAGAGGCTGTTAAAAAGGTGCTTGACGATATTCCCGCACTCAAGGGCAAACCTGCCGAGAACGGCACAGGAGTTAAGAAAATCGGCGGTGACGGCAACAGCGACAAAAATTTAACAGAAGATGCCTTAAGAGGAATTTTCGGCATCAAATCGAAAAAGTAAGAAAAGAGGTAAATAATTATGGCAGTATTAGAATACGCAACTATTTTCAGTAATGTATTAAGAGAATTGTATGGTCAGGCCCTTACTTGTGATGACCTTTACCACTCAAACTCTGACATTCAGATTATCAACGGTAAGGATATTAAAATCCCAAAACTCTCGGTCAGCGGTTATAAAGACCATACACGAGGTGCAGGCGGTTTTAATTCGGGTACATATTCAAACGGTTACGAAACCAAAACCCTTGACCACGACAGAGATATTGAGTTTGCTATCGACCCTATTGATGTTGACGAAACAAATATGGTAGTAACTATCGCAAATATTCAGACACGCTTTGAAAAAACACAGGCTATACCTGAACTCGACTGTTATACTTACAGCAAGCTTTATACAGAAGCTAAGCGAGTTGGTGCAACAGTAAAAACTACTGCATTAACTGCGGCGAATGTGCTTGCAGATTTTGACGATAACCTTGAGGCTTTTGCCGAAGCAGGTGTACCGCTCGACAGGGTTATTCTTTATGCGACACCACAGTACAAAAAGCTTTTGAAGAATGCAGAGGGTATTCAGAGAACACTTGAAATCAGTTCCGCAAAGGGCATTGACCGCCGTGTTCGTTCCGTTGATGATATTGATAAGATTGTAGAAGTGCCAAGCTCAAGAATGAAGTCTTTGTTTGATTTTACAAACGGTTGTGTTGCTGACAGCTCAGCTAAGCAGATTGACTATATTCTTATTGACCCGGAAGCACAGGTGTCAAGAGTTAAGTATTCATATATCAATGTCTATACTCCGGGTTCTGACAGCCGAACAGCTGATAATTATATATATCAGAACAGAAAAGTTAATGGTACTTTTGCCATTGACGAACTTATGAAGCAGGGCGTAATCATTCATGCCGAGGCTTAAAGCGAGGTGAGAAAAAATGAAAGCAATCAAAGACAATAAGTCATATACAGTCAACACAGACGAGGAAGCTAAGACTTATGTATCCCGTGGTTATGATATTCAGGATGACAACGGCAAAATCAAAGAATATGGATTAGGCAAGAAAATTTCTGTTGATGATTACAATACTTTGAAGAAAGAAAATTCAAAGCTCAAAGCCGAAAACAAAAAACTTAAAGAGAGTACCAAGTCAGACACAAAGGAGTAAATCTATGTATGCCGATTACATTGAACATCAGGGCGGAGATGAAAACAGTATTATCTCTGCCGAACACATTGATGTTCTGACTTTTAACCGCATTGATTTTGAAAAACTTTCGGAAATGCAGAAGAGAATCATCGGCAGAGTGCATAGCAGACTTACTGCTTTTGAAGAAGAAAATGCCGATATGATTTCTTCCTATCTGAAAAGCTATTCAATCAACGGTACATCAATGGAATTTGGTGCAAGCTGGAACTTAATGTGCATCAGTGGAGTGGCAATTCCTGCCGACCTCTATGCGTTGCTAAAATCAACAGGACTTTGTTATCCTGCAATCTGAAAGGTGCGTGAAAACCGTGAAATTTCCGTCACTTGTAAAAAAGCAGTTCTGCAAAACTCCTGTCGAGGTCACAATCTACGGTGAGGGTGTTACCGAAGACGGAGCACCCCTGACCGTGTTTGAATGCAAAAATCTGTATCCCTCCGAAAATCTTTATCCGTCAAATCTCCGCTGCGGAGGCAATGCTGTGTGCAATGTGCAGTCAAAGGCAAAGACGGTCTATACCAAAGAGCAGAAAATTGTTCGGGTGTCGGCTGTCTTGCTTTTTGACGGCGACATTGCTCCCGACAGCCCCACTTTAAGCGGTGGCTTTGTAATCCTTGACGGTGTAAAACGAAACATCGTACAGGGTACAAAACACCGCAACCCCGACGGCACAGTTAATTTTACGGAATTGGATGTGATTTAATGGGATTTTCGGTATCATCAAAAATCAAACTCAATATGCCTGTTGTAAAACAGCTTGACAAGGCAAAGCAACAGGCTCTTGAACAGACAGGTGACGCACTTCTTAAACAGGTGAAAAACACGCAGGTAATGCCGTTTGATACGGGTAACCTTCAGAACGAAAACACCTTTGAAGATTGTGCGCAGAGTTGGAACGGCACGGTTAAAATAGTGTCAAGCACTCCGTATGCAAGGCGGTTGTATTTTCATCCCGAGTATAATTTCAGCCGTGAGGAAAACATTGCCGCAGGCGGTAAATGGTTCTCACCGTGGCTTGAGGGCGGTACACGGCAGAATTTTTGCAGTCGGGCATTTGTGAGATTATACAGAAAGGAAGCAGGACTTTGATTTACTTATCGGACATCAGAGATTGGCTTAAAAGTGTTACCTCAGCCGAGCATTATTACATCGGCAAACTTGACAACAAGCAGGACAGGTCAATCGGGGTGTATTCATTAAAGCAGTCGGGAACACCCACAAGGGCAATCGGCGGTGAAAGCACCTACGATACAATAAGCGTGTCTTTGCTTATCCATTACACCGACAACGCAAGAGAAACAGAGGAGTTTGCACGCAGACTTTACGAAACGCTTTACGGCATTAAAAATGTTGAAATTAAGGAACACAAAATCTATATAATCGAACTGCTCACGGAAGAACCCGTTGATGTGGGAACAGACGACAAGGGTGTGTATGAGCAGGTAATTGAAGTTAAATTTTATTACGAAAGGAAATAATTTTATGGCAAAAGTTGAATCGGGAGTATTCCCGTGCTATGAAAATCAGTTTGCGGTTGGCAAGGCAGGAACAGAATCCGCCACGACAAATATTGCTAACTGTGAAGAATTTTCCGTTGCATTTGACAACGGTGTCGAGGAATGGACAGCCTTTGAAAACGAGGGCTGGAAGTCAAGGCTTATGACTGCTAAGTCAATCACAATTTCAGTAAAGGGCAAGCGTACAATCGGTGACGCAGGCAATGACCAGATTGCCGCCCTTGCATTTGAAAACGGCAGAAAGACAGAAGTTTCGTTTATGTGGACCTTCCCCAACGGTGCAACCGTCCTCTTTAAAAATGCAGTTGTATCCGTTACATCAAACGGCGCAGGTGCAAGTACGGGTGTTGCTCCGCTTGAATTTGAAGTTATGTCAAACGGCAAGCCGGTATATACAGCAGCCGCTTAAAAAATGAAAGGAATGAACGATTATGTCAAAGTTAATTGATATTACATACAAACTTAATTTTGAGGAAAAGCCGAGTGTCAGAGTTAAAAATGTTGACCTTGCAATCAACAATGACGCAGTTTCAATGCTCAAAGTTGCGGCACTTTTTGAGGACGGCAACGGTAAAAGTAAAGATGTTATCGAAATGTATCATCTTCTTTTTGATGAATCCGAGAGAGAAAAGATTGAAAAGTTAAAGCTGAATATGCACGATTTCAACGCCCTTATCAGCGAATCTGCCAAAATTGTACAGGGCGATTTGACTGACGAGGGGGAAGCTCAGACCCCGGCTACGACCTGATTGATGACTTTGATTTAATCGTGTCGAGCTTTCGCTCGGAGTACGGGGTCAGCATTTATTCAAAGGATTTTGCAAAAATGAGTTGGAATGAGTTCTGCTCACTTCTGCAAGGCTTAGGACCCGAAACACCGCTTGCAAGAACGGTTCAAATTCGCCTTGAAACCGACAAAGAGGTCTTGAAAAACTTTAATTCGTCACAGCATAAAATCCACAACAAATGGCGGTCAAGAAATGTAAAGCACTATTCAGACGAAGATATGAACACCGTTCTTGCAGAATTTCAAAACTTTTTCGCTAATCTGTAAATTTGTACATAATTTTCGCTGTATCTACAAAATTCTTGACAATGCTAATATATAGTGATAAAATGTAACATACACTAACAAATTTATTAAGGAGAGTGTATGTTTATGAAATGTCCACATTGCGGAAACGAATTAAAGGACGATGCAAAATTTTGCGACAAGTGCGGTGCAGGCTTTGGCGGAAACGATTCAACCTCGGCAACCGTAAATCCTGCAAATGCGAAGAAGAAAATTTACAAGCGTTGGTATTTTTGGGTTATTATCGTTGTTGCTATTATGATTGTTGGCGGTGTAAACGGTGCAATTAACGGTAACAGCAGCTCAAACAAATCAAAGCAGGAAACTACTGTTGCAAATCAGAGTTCAGAAAAAGCAACTGAAAAAGCGACAGAAGCACCGACCACAAAAGAAGTTGCAACAGAAAAGCCTACTAAAGACCCGAAGAAGGTTGAAAAAGAATTTAAAGACGGTTGCAAAACAATCGACTTTAAAACTCTTTCAAGAAACCCTGACAAGTACAAAGGTAATGACTACAAGTTTGAAGGTCAGATTATTCAGGTTCAGGAAGGCTGGGGCAATTCGGTTGACCTGAGAATCAATATAACCAAAGAAGAAAATGAGTATCTTGATGAACCATTGTGGACTGATACAATCTACGCAACTGTAGAAATTCCTGACGGTGCGGACAAACTCCTTGAAGATGATGTAATCACATTCTGGGGAACTTGTGACGGCGACTATACATATGAAACCGTAATGGGCAACAATGTGTCACTTCCGAAAATCGACATCAAATACTACGAACTCAACAAATAAAACAAAAAGCCACTCCAAACGGGGTGGCTATTCTTCTGCAATTTTTTTAAGCGTACATCATAACGGTGTGCGCTGTTTTTATGCCTGTTTTTAAAGAATCTAAAATGAAAGGAAGTGGTGAATATGGCGACAAAGGCGGGTGAAATTGAGCTTGATGTCAGGCTTACGGGTGATGATATTTCAAAAACATTGCATAAGATTTCCGATTCAATTACAAAAAAGTTTGATTCGGCATTTTCAAGTCTTTCAAAAGATTTTGAAAATGTAAGCACGGATATGAAACAGTCCTTTTCAAAGGTTTCGGAGGGCGTTTCTCAGAAAACCGAGAAAGAGTTTTCAAATATCAAAGGCAGCGGTGAGCAGTTAAGCAATTCGGTTTCATCTTCGTTTAAGAAAATCGGTACAGCTGTGGTTGCCGCCTTTTCCGTTGCCAAAATCAAGGAGTTCGGTCAGCAGTGCATTGAATCGGCTGCGGAAGTCAATGCGGCAAATTCACAGTTTGAGCAGACTTTCGGCACAATGCAGTCACAGGCAGAATCAGCCATTCAGAGCGTTGCCAATCAGAGCGGTATTCTTGAAACCCGATTACAGGGTGTCGGCACAAGCATTTATGCCTTTGCAAAAACTACGGGTATGGACAGTTCAAGTGCTTTGGGAATGATGCAGGAGGCTTTACAGGTAACAGCCGACAGTGCCGCATATTACGACCGTTCGCTTGAAGACACCGCAGAAAGCCTGAAATCATTCCTCAAAGGTAACTTTGAAAATGACGCCGCACTCGGTTTGTCCTGTACTGAAACCACACGAAATGCGGCGGCTAATAAGCTGTATGGCAAGTCATTTACGGATTTGTCGGAATCGCAGAAACAGCTCACGCTTTTGCAAATGGTTAAGGACGCTAATCAACTTTCGGGTGCTATGGGACAGGCAAGCCGTGAAGCAGACGGTTGGGAGAATGTAACGGGCAACCTCAGAGAAAGTTGGAAACAGCTCCTTGCCGTAGTCGGTCAGCCTATTCTTCAGGTGGCAATTCAGGTTGTAAAGCGGTTGAGTTCCGCACTTGCAACTTTAACGGAATATGCCAAAGGTGCGGTTGAATCGCTTTCAAAGGTCTTCGGCTGGGATACAGGCAACAACACCGCAAGCAATATCAAATCTGCGTCCGATTCTGCCAAAAGCCTTACGGATACGGCAGATGACAGTTCAAAGTCACTTGATAATGTTCAGAAAAGTTCCGAAAAAGCAAAGAGAAGTGTTGCGGGCTTTGATAAGCTGAATGTGCTTTCAAGCTCTGACAGCTCATCTTCAAAGTCAGACACCTCCTCATCAAAAAGCTCTTCAGGCGGTTCATCGGGCGGAGCTGTTGCAAAGAATGTTGTCAAGGACACAAGCAAAAATCTTTCGGGTGCATTCAAAAATCTATACGAAAAAAGCGGATTTAAAGGTTTTGTCGAGAATGTACAGAAAGGTATTAACAAGGTTGATTGGTCAGCTATAGGCAAGAACTGCAAGACTGTTTTTGATAATGCTGTTCCTATAGTTCAAAAGGCATTCGGCACAATGCAAAAGGTCGGTTCTGCAAAACTCGGGGCAATCGGTTCTGCATTCGGAGCGGTTGCGACAATCGGCGGAAAGTCGTTCCAGACCATTTCAGGCGGTGTTGCAAAGTGGATTTCAAAAGACAGGGAAAAGATTATCGGCTTTATCGACACCATAGGCAACAATCTTACAAACGGCTATAACAACCTTTCAATCTTTTTTGATAATTTCGGTACACTTGCAGGCAATGCAATTGACAATGTTCGCCCTCAAATGGAAGAATCAATTTCCAATCTTTTAAGCGGTCTTACAACCTTTGCGGGCTCAGTCGGCGAAGTCGTTTCGGGTGCGTTTTCAACTGCAACCGAAAGCCTTGTGGAATGGACTGAAAATGACGGTGCAACAATCACTGAATTTCTCGAAAATTTACAATTGCAGTTTGCAGATGTGTTTAACTTTATCGGTCAAATTTTCGGAGATATCGGAACAATTATCAGTAATTGGTGGAACGGCAACGGACAGCAGATTTTTCAGAATGTCTGCAATATGTTTACCAATATCGGCACAACCCTTATGAATGTTTACAATCAATGGATAAAGCCTGCGTGGGATTTTATCGTAGCAATCGTAAAATCAGCTTGGGAAAACTGGCTTAAGCCTGTTTTTGAAGGTGCAATAAACTTCTTCGGCAAGGTTGCAGACTGTGTTTCAACTGTGTGGAATAACTTCCTGTCACCGTTTGTAAACTGGCTTGTCAGCTTTTGGGGACCTATATTTCAGAATGTTTTCAATGCCGTAAAAAGAGTGTTTGATAATGTGTTTACATTTATCGGTGAGTTGGTTACCTCTATACAGAAAACATTCGGCGGTCTTCTTGACTTCATCACAGGTGTTTTCTCAGGCGATTGGAACAAAGCATGGCAGGGCATCTATGACTTCTTCAAAGGTATTTGGGACGGCATTTGTGCCGTGTTTAAGTTTATTATAAACGCTATCATTGACGGCATAAATGCGTTGTGGACGGGTATTTATAACTTTGTTTCGGGCGTTGTTAATTCAATCGGCGGATTAGCCGGTATTATCGGAGCGGCATTTGGACAGGATTGGAGCTTTTCAATGCCTGAAAATCCGCCTCTCATTCCGAGATTTGAAGAACCCACGGAATCACCGGCACGAAAATTTGCAAAAGGCGGTATTGTTAAAGCTCCGACACTTGCTGTTGTCGGCGATAACGCAGGTGCTAACAGCGGTAACCCTGAGGTTATTTCCCCTCTTAACAAGTTACAGGGTATGCTCGATAATTCGGGCGGTCAGGATACCGTGATTCTTACGCAAATTCTTGACCTGCTTAAACGCATTTATGAAATGTTCATTATCTTCCGCAATAACGGCGGCAACACTTATTTGTTTACGGCAGAACTTGAGGGTTCAACGCTTTTTGAAGAAATGATAAGGCAGGATGAGCTTTACAGACGCAGACACAACGGTAAATCCGCATTTGCATAAAGGGGGAATGATATGTCAAATTATAACGGCTATTTGCTTAAATTCGGCAACAACATCATGCCAAATAAGTACATTACCGCATTTTCGTCAACTCCGAATCAGCGACTTGAAACTTCTGCGGAACGAGATCAGAACGGTACGCTTCAAAGGGCAACGCTGTCAAATTACAAGACAAAAATTTCGTTTTCAACTCATATTCTTCATCTTGACGAAAAGATTGATTTTCAGTCGATTATCAACCTCTCAATGACGAATAAGTTACAGAGGAAATGCGGGGTAACTTATTGGAACGATGAAACGAACAGCTATTACACCTCTTGTTTTTATATTCCCGATATTGAATATACCGTAATGAATGCCGAAAAAAGTGATATAACCTATCAGCCGATTACGGTTGAGCTGATTGAGTATTAAGGGGTGATTCTTAAAAATGCTTGTATCTAAAGAAATTGCTGATAAGCTGAAAACAAACACACTTTACAACACCGTTGCCCTGCATTCTCCTGACGGCAGTTTTGAGGATATAACCGGCGAAAGTATCGTGCTTGACAGTTTTTCGCTTGAAAATGAAATCGTTGAAAAAGAATTGAAATTCGGCGGTTGCATAGCCTCTGCAATGAGCGTGAAACTCATTGATTATGATTGCTCGGCTTTGATAGGAAAGACGGTACAGGTCATCATAACGGCAACATATCTTGAATCGGAGCTGTATCCGTCAGATGATTTGTACCCGTCAAATACTCTTATTTGTCCTGCCGAAACAGGAACGGTTGAATGTCCTGTTTTCTACGGTAAAATTCAGTCGGCTCAAAGAGATAAAAAACAGCGTAACATCGTCAAAATCACAGCCTATGACGCTTTTTATGATATGTCAAAGGTGGATGTGTCTTTGTGGTTTGCAGGCAAAGAGAACGAGGACGGCAGTTTTGGTTATGGTTATGCTCACTATGCAAAAGACGAAACTTTTATGCATCTATACAGCGCCCTTTATGATAAGTGGGAAGATTACGGTGTGAAGGCTGTTTCATACTTGCCGAAACTTGATATTTTAAGTTTGCCTCTTAATTTTGATGATGCCTGCGTGGAAAAGGTTATAAAGAATATTTCCCTATCAGATTTAATTCAGGCTTATGCGGAATTATCCTTGTGTTTTGCGATGATTGACCCTAAATACGGGTATCTTGAATTTTTATCGCTCTACGGCAAACAGTCGGCAGATACCGTTGATTCATACAAGGACCTGTCTTTTGAGGATTACGAACTTGAACCTATCCGTATGTACAGTGCTAAGTTTGCCGATAAAAAAACATATTTGTATGGCAGCAGTAACGATTTTTCGTGGTATGTTTCCGATAATATTTTGATGAGGTGCAGAACAACAGCAAGTGATATCGGTGCTAAATATAATTCTGCTAATTTTTTTGGCAGTGTATATAAATACCGCCCGACAAAAATTAAGCTGTTTTCGTATTGGTGGCTTGAGGCAGGCGATAAGTACACAATTAAAACTCCGTTTAAGGATTTGCCGACAATCGAAACATTTGTGTTCAATAAGAAAATGGACGGATTTATAACTACCCTCACATCAAAGGGTGAAAAGCGATTAGGAAAGGAAATAAAAGAGAATGAACAAATACAATAAAATCGGCTTTGTGAACGGCTCTGCTCCTGCTCTCAATGCCGACAACCTCAACCATATGGACGAGGGGATTGAACGGGCAACAGACGGAGCAATTGCACTTGAAACCGAAATAGCCACGGCAAGAGGCGGTTCTAATTCACTTGGAGCAAAGCTTGACATGGCCGACGCAAATCTTGCGAAAAAAGCAAACAAAAGCGACATTGACTCAATTAACTCGCGTTTGCAGAGCACTGAGACAACGCTGAAAAATAAAGCTAACACAACCGATGTGAGCAACGGCCTTGCAAAAAAAGCAAATAAAGCAACCACTCTTGACGGCTACGGTATTACGGACGCAATTAAAAATGCAGCAGGCACGGTCAGAGCTGTCAACTTGGCATATGATGTCAAAAGTAAATTTGATGAAAAAGTAAACAGTAG